TAGTAGGAATCTCAGCTACGTCATCAACGATCATATTTACGCCGCGATTAACGATTTCTAAGTCTTCATATGCTTTTTCATAACTAAAGCTTGGCTCTCGTGAAGAGTTAATATCATTGCCCATGTGAAGCTGCGCAGGATTTAACTTCTCCTCAACTTCTACAGGTTTTTTCTCAAAAATATTATACCATGCCATTATGTTTTTCTCTTTGAATCTCTACCCAACGCATTTGCTTTTTTGCAGTGCCTAAACCCGGGTCTTTGCCATAAATTGAGTGAAGTTTTAAATGATGAGTATGACATAGTGTAACTGTGTAATCATATAGCTCAGCATGATGCTCTTCTATAAAGTCATCCCGAAGTGCTTGTATATACTCGGGATTATGTTTGTTCTTTGTTAACCATTGATTTAACAATGGTGTTAAACTGTAAAAGTGGTGAAAATCAAGCTGCTCTGTCTCATTACAAATCTCACAAGCGGTGCCTTTTTCATACTTGGACTTAGCCTTATCCCGTACATACTTTACAACATCACGTTTTAACTTAGGCATTTTCCATTAAATCCTCAATTTTTATCTAAAGAATTATATCGGCTTTGGGGTAACTTGTCAATAACTATTTTTGAGTAGGTATCGCTAGAAGGATATATTTGCAGTTTGAAATGAATATAATCCATAGCGAAGACCGTCTGCCATGTGCGAAGCCATGTTGTGCTTCGGCTTTTCCTTTAATAGATTAGGATTGGGATCCCACTGATAAGCATCTAAACATTTGAGGGACTCTTTACATTCTTGGTCAACATAAAGCTTGTCGTTGTCGATAATGCCCGATACATATCCAATTCCATCCAGTACAGACTTCTTAGCGTTAATGGTGGAGATGTCATAGTTCTGCGCGAGATCGAACCTTGTTTGCTGAGCAGCACTGTCAATATAGATATAATCAATATCCCAACGATCAATAAGTTTTTGTATCTCAAGAGCATGTTGCTCCGTGGTTCTCTCTGAATTAAAGTACTCATCAACTAAGTAAAATTTGTCCTCATCCCAGTCATATGCAATTACACACAACGCTGTAGGATCCTTATACCCTACGTCCAGTCCTGCGAAGACGTCCATCTTCGAGGTATCCAATTGAGACAAGTCTTTTACTTGTGTCTCAAAGTTAAACTTCCATATCTGACCTTCATAAGTATTAAAGTCAGCTTCGTACTCTTGTCTAAACTCTGCTTCTGACATAGACTTACGTGCTTCTGTTATATCTGTCTCCGACATTCGAGGGTTATCTTGATATGTTGCTCGTATGCTGCACCACTCTGGGAACTCTTCTGAAAAGCCTCTATAAAAGAACTCAGAAAACCAGTTGTTGCGACCCCGTGGCGTGGAAATAAAAAGTGCCTTAGAATTTTCCTTATCTAGTGTTGGTCTGAGCGCCACGTTGAAGGCATCTTTTCCATCAGCGAGAGCAGCTTCGTCAAAAATAATAAGATCGTAAGAACGCCCAACACAAGAATCCACTTGATTAACTGATCCCATACGGACTGTAGACCCATTCGAGATTTCAATAACTTTGTCTTTTGCATTATCTTTTGTAACCTCTAAATCAAAATGTTTAATTAGGTTTCTTTGTAGATCAAAAGAGATCTGAGACAAAGAATAGTTTGGGGACATGATAAGAATGTTAGAGCCAGGCACTAAAGACACGAGCTGTCCAATAATGTTGGCAATGTAAGTTTTGCCTTGCCTTCGGGAGACGGCGGCAGAAACAAAACGGTATTTCGGGTTGTTAATCGCATTTATAATTGCTATTTGCGAGGGCAACGGTGTGACGTTCAAAAGGCCCAAGTACGGGCCGATTGGAAGTTTTAAGAACTTTGCCTCAGATCCTAATTCAACTATTTGATCGGATATAATATCTCTCCGACTTACTTCAACTGCCATATTAATCTTCTTTTTTCAGTAGTGTCCAGATTCCATAGCCTAAACCAATCCAGGCCATCATTTTTGCTAAACCACCGAACAGTATTACTGATCCGCAGATTCCAATAAGCATAGCACCATCCCATGATGTACGCTCTCCTACAAGTCTTTTAACTAAGTTCATACGTGAGTACCTCTCTTTTTATGACCATTCCAAGCCACAAAGCCTGCCGCTGCTAATGCCCAGTAAGCAAGATAATTTAAAAACTTAAATCCATTTACTTCAATACAAATGTCACGAAATAGTTTGTCTGCTTGACTTTGGTTCATTCGAGTTGTATTCGTTCCATCTTTCTTTTTCAGACAAGCAAACTTATAAACATAATCGTGAACAAGACCGCCCATTAGGAGTACTCCGGTAGGAGATAACCACATTGCTAAAAACTTTGGTACTGATGCACCATCAAATTCAAAACCTTTAGGAACTACGTACTCTTCACCACCGAGTTTAAAATGAAAGTCATCACAGATTTCCCATTGACGAACACCCATTAACCAATGCCAAATTCCTTTAAAAAAGCCTTTATCTTTTGTTGAGATAGGCAAAGGTTTCATATGAGGCATTTCATCATATTCAAAGCCTACACGGTAATCACCTTGGCCATCAAATTTAGTAAAAATAAAACCTACTATTACTTACTGTCCACTGCCAAAAAGTCATCGCTAAATCAAGTAACATTTCCATCTATTTCTTTCCTCCTACTGCATCTGCGGCGAAAAAGGCCGACACTAGTACTGCGATTGAGGCAAAGTAAGTTGGAGCTATGTCTGCAATTAAGTTTGCCGCGGAATCTAACCCAAATAAAGAAGTTAGAAAAATACCGAAAGGGTACAATAAAAGACCTACTAAAGAAAACCAAGCCATCTTGCGAATAGCATCTCGCTGAGCATCTTTATCTTCTAGTTCTTTTCGTTTAAACTCTAGATACATCTCTTTTTCAGTTTCGGATACTTGTCCGTCACCGTTTGTGTCTGCGGGATGAAACCCTGTTTTTTCGTCTACCATTTAACTTTGTCCGCCCAATATGCTGCGGACATCTTGCCCTTAGCGATATTCTTGGCGTGTCGTGCTTTAAAAGACGCCCTCTTTTTTCTCATTGCTGTAGACTCACCAGCCTTCGGCTTCCCTGCCGTTTTAGCTCCCTGCTGGCCGAAACGAATTGTTTTTATCTTACTGCCAACCTTAGCTACTACGATGTGCGACTTCTTTGCATGACCGGGCGTACGTTTAGGTTTATTAAACCCCGCAACGCCTGCTCTCTTTAATCGAGAGTCTTTTTTCTTTGCTTTTCTTTTTGCTGGCATAGTTTATCTCTTCCTTCGCTTCATAGAAGCCTTGCGCTTCTTCTTAACGAAAGTCTTAACCATAGTAGGTTTACCTCCAGGATTGCCTGCTTTTCTTTTTCTACTTATTGCAGACTTCTTTTGAGCTGCGGACATACGAGCTGCTTTAGCTTTTGGAACACACTTAGGGTACTTACTACTTTTTGCTTTACTTCTCCCGCACTTGGCGTAACCACCTCCTTTCTTAGGACGAGAGATATCTACCCAGTCTTCTTTAAACCATTTAGTGAGACTCACTTAAATAGTCTCACTACTTTGCTGATTAACATCTTAATGGCAGTCATATATGCCCAACCATGTCCAAACCACCAATGAAACTGATGATTCTTTTCAATAGCACTTTTAGAACCAAACGTACGAGTCCAATTATCTACATAGTCTCCTTTATACCGAAGCACTGCATGAGAGATTTTTCTTTTACTAGGTCCTACTAGACAAATTCCTGCTTGATGAGTGAGAAGCATCCACCACATTTTTAGGTGGCTTTCTCCACATAATCGGTAAAGAATAGATAGTGAATAGTCTTCGCAGTCTCCTACAAACTTGCCATTACCATCTTCTGAATAAATTACCTTCCATGCATCAGCCATTCCATATTGGGTACTGTCGAGTCGATATTCCCATTTTGCAGTAAAGTCTGAGACTATTTTATCTCGACGAGCTACTTCTTGCTTATTCACTTCTTGACTCCCATGCGGTACTTACCGCCTCTGCGTTTGTACTCTTTTACTAAAAACGCGTTTGCATATGCGGAAGGGTAGACTTTAAATTTTCTTTTTACTTGGGCTTTTACTGCAGAGTAAAGTCTTTTATTCGTCGGTACTGGTTTCTTCTTCGCTGCTTTCCTCTTCCGCCTCGCTGCCATCTACTTCCTCCGTAGCATCTTCGCAATCAATGCCTGCCGCTATTTCGGCTTCCTCTTTTGAAGAAAAGGTTTTTAAGCTTTTACCTTTTTCCTTTATATACCAAACACCTCGCTTTTCAAAAATTTCCATACTATTTACCTCGCTTCTTCTTGCCCTTACCTTTTCCTTTCTTGGCTGGACGACCGCGTTTTTTACCGTAAGTTCCTTTTCCTGCTGGCATAATGCTCTCCTACATCTTAGTGGCTAGAGTTACTAGCACACCGGCTAGGAACAAAATAACTGTTCCACCAATTCCCATCATACGGGATTCAATTCGTGTAAGTCCTTTTTCAACATCTTCTAAACGCTGAAAACACGTTTTCCAACGCT